CAGATTATTACGATATTGTCATGCCATTGTTTGGTGAGAAAGGTGAAATGGTCACTGAAAAAATAAGACAGTATGATGCTGAACTAGATAGATATGCAGATGGGGGTAGAGTAAATTTTTCAAAAGGAGCTGGAGGAAGTGATCCTAAAACAGGACAAGGTTTTCAAATAGGAAACACCGGCTTTAGAACAAAAGATGGTGAAGTTAGAAATGTAAAAGGTGCTAATCAATTTACTCCTAAAACAACTACACAGATACAAGCAATTATTGATAAACCAGAATATAAAAATTACACACCTACAAGATTTGAAAAAGACAAAATTTTAACAAGAACAGATACAAAAAATAAAGATGTTGTATTTCAAAAAAAGGGGATTACACCAGCTGATCCTGAGAAACAAAAAACTCAAAAAGCTATAACATCACAAAAAAGAATACAACGTTTAAAAAAAATATCTAATCCAAATATAGAAAAACAAATAGCAGGTAAAGGAGGTCTTAATCTATCTCACATAGGTCAGTATAATACTCCAGTTACTTTGTCTAATTTGGCTTATCTTCCTGCAGATGTAAATATTAAAAGTTATGAAAACTTTGAAAAAAAAATTCAAAATAATTTTAATAAAATACTAACAGTATATAGAAATGAAAAATTAAAACCTGAAGTTAAAACAGAAAAGATAGCTGCTTTAATGAAAGAAGATAGACAACTAAGATCGGATAATCCAAAATATGCAAACATAAAATCTAGAATGTCCGTTAGAAGAACTGCATTAGATCCAAGTGGAATCATGATTAAAGAAAAAATTAGAGATCCAAGAATGACTATAGGTAAAGGAGAAGCAGGTTTAAATCTAAAAGAAGCAGGACCTAGATCTCCTGAAAGAAAAGGAATTTTAACCATAGCTAGAAACGCCTTACAAAGTCTAAAAGGTAAAGGTGCTCCTGGACTAGGTTCAGGTGAATTTAAAGATCCTTTAGGTGGACAAATAGATTTAATTGACGTTAAAAAATTAATTAAGAAACCATATAATGACTAAAAGACTAACTACTACAATACCCCCTAAATCAGGACCCATGCCTCAGGGGTTGAATATTAACTATAATACTGTTAAAACAGTCAAACAATCTGGAGAAAAAATAAATGGCGGATATAGACAAAGCACTTCCCAACGAAGTAAGAAAAGAATTTAATTTACCTGGTGAAGAAGAAATTCAAGAACAGTTAGTTGAAGAAGTAACTGAAGAACAACAATCACCTGAAGCTGTCGACATTCAAGAAAATGAAGATGGTTCAGTTGATATTAATTTAGATCCTGCAGTAGCATCACCTGAAGGTGGTGAAGAGCATTATTCAAATTTAGCAGAATTTTTACCTGATGATGTTTTAGGAGAATTATCTTCTGACTTAAATAATAAATACATGGACTACTCTTCTTCAAGAAAAGAGTGGGAACAAACTTATACTAAAGGGTTAGACCTTTTAGGTTTTAAATACGATAATAGAACAGAACCGTTTCAGGGAGCAAGTGGTGCAACTCACCCAGTTCTTGCAGAAGCAGTTACACAGTTTCAAGCATTAGCTTATAAAGAATTACTTCCAGCAGATGGACCAGTTAGAACTCAAGTTTTAGGAATGCCTACTCCTGATAAAACACAACAAGCAACTCGTGTTAAAGATTTTATGAATTATCAAATAATGGAAAAGATGAAAGAATATGAACCAGAGTTCGATCAAATGTTATTTAATCTTCCTCTTGCAGGTTCTGCTTTCAAAAAAGTTTATTATGATGATATGGAACAAAGAGCAGTATCAAAATTTGTTCCGGCAGATGATTTAATTGTTCCGTACACAGCTACCTCATTAGATGATGCGGAAGCAATTATTCATCGTGTAAAAATTTCAGAAAACGATTTAAGAAAACAACAAGTAGCAGGTTTCTATAAAGATGTAGAAATTGGAAAACCTCAAGACAAAGAAACAGAGATTGATAAAAAAGAAAGAGAACTTGAAGGAGTTTCAAAAACAAAAGATGAAGATGTATTTACATTATTAGAATGTCACGTTGATTTAGATTTAGAAGGTTTCGAAGATATGAATCAAGAGACTGGTGAGCCCTCAGGAATTAAAATACCTTACATTGTAACTTTCATAGAAGGATCAAATGAGATTTTATCTATTAGAAGAAACTATGAAGCAGGCGATCCAATGAAAAGAAAAATACAATACTTTGTACATTTCAAATTTTTACCAGGACTTGGTTTTTATGGTTTTGGTTTAATTCATATGATTGGTGGATTATCACGTACTGCAACAAGTGCACTTAGACAATTACTAGATGCAGGAACACTATCTAATTTACCCGCTGGATTTAAAATGAGAGGTATTAGAATTAGAGATGATGCACAATCAATTCAACCAGGTGAATTTAGAGATGTAGATGCACCAGGTGGTAATTTAAGAGATTCATTTATGATGTTACCTTTTAAAGAACCATCACAGACTTTATTAAGTTTGATGGGTGTTGTAGTAAACGCCGGTCAAAGATTTGCATCGATTGCAGATTTACAAGTTGGTGATGGCAATCAACAAGCAGCAGTAGGAACAACAGTAGCTCTACTTGAAAGAGGAAGTAGAACTATGTCTGCAATTCACAAAAGAATTTACTCAGCTCTTAAAAATGAATTTAGAATTTTAGCTAGAGTATTCAAGTTATATCTACCACAAGAATATCCGTACGATGTAGTTGGGGGTCAAAAAATGATTATGCAATCTGATTTTGATGATAGAGTAGATATAGTGCCAGTTGCTGACCCTAACATTTTTTCTCAAACACAGCGTATTTCACTTGCGCAAACGGAACTCCAGCTGGCACAATCTAATCCACAAATGCACAACATGTATCAATCATATAGAAATATGTATGAAGCATTAGGTGTAAAAAATATTGATCAGGTTTTAATAAGACCACAACAACCAGCTCCTAAAGATCCAGCGTTAGAACATATTGATGCTTTAGGTGGAGCACAGTTTCAAGCATTTCCTGGACAAGATCATAGAGCACATATAACCGCTCACTTAAATTTTATGGCAACTAACATTGCAAGAAACAATCCAATGGTAATGGCAAGTTTAGAGAAAAATATTTTTGAACATATTAGTCTAATGGCTCAAGAACAAATTGAATTAGAATTCAAAGATGAGTTAGTACAAATGCAACAGATGCAAATGGCTATGCAACAGAATCCACAAATGGCACAACAGATGCAAATGCAGTTCATGATGATGCAACAAAGAGTGGAAGCTAGAAAAGCACAACTAATTGCTGAAATGATGGAAGAATTTATGAATGAAGAGAAGAAAATTACTTCACAATTCGATAATGATCCTATTGCTAAACTAAGAGAAAGAGAATTAGACCTTAGAGCTATGGAAAATCAACGTAAAAAAGAACAAGATGAAGAGAGAATGAATCTTGATAAGATGAAAACTATGATGAATCAAACAAATCAAGAAGATAAGCTGCAACAAAATGAAGAATTAGCAAATTTAAGAGCTGATACTTCAATTGAAAAGACTATTCTTAGTAAAACTATACCAAGTGCAGACTCAATGATGAAAAATACTGAAAATATGGTTCCAAATATTGAAATCATGCGTAAAGGTTAGTGACAATTAAGAAAAAAACAGTTAAAATAAAAAAATAAGGAGATAATTATGGAAAAATTAGACAAAATTAAAGAAGTTAAGGTTTCTGAACAGCAAATCGAAATTGATCCAAGATCAAAAACGTCAGCTGACAAAGCTTATAACTATATTGGCACTGGTGGACCTGAAGAAGAAGTTCAAGGTCAAGGTGCAGTACTAGCAGAGAAGAAAAGAAAATCTAAAGCGTACTAATATGTGGTTATCGGCAATTAAATTAGCCGCACAAGCAGGCACTCACATTTTTAAAAAGCGTCAAGAGACAAAAATGCTCATGGCGGATGCACAAATGATGCATGCAAGAAAGATGGCCCAGGGTGAGGAAGCTTACCAAGGCAAATTATTAGAAGCTCGAGAATCGGACTGGAAGGACGAGGCAGTTTTGATAATTCTCAGTTTGCCCGTTTTGGTGCTGGCTTGGGCAGTGATATCGGATGACCCAACAGCGATGGATAAGGTAAAATTGTTCTTCGATATGTTCTCGCAGCTCCCATCGTGGTTTACAAATTTATGGATACTTGTCGTGGCGAGCATCTATGGTATAAAAGGAACTCAAATTTTTAGAAACGGAGGAAAAAAATAATGAGAAAAAAATTTAGTAATGGTGGAAATGGTTTAACTAAAGCACAAAAAACTTTACCTGCTGAGTTAAAGAAAAAAATTTTAATGGCTAAAGGTAAAAAGAAAAAAGAAAAATCACCTATAGCAAAAATGGTTAAAACGTAATGTCTGATCCAAATAAAGAATACATAGAAACTAAAAAGTCTAAATCTAAAAAAGATAAAGCTAAAATTGAATTAGCTGAAAAAATGGCTAAAAGAAAAAAGACATCACCAAGTGACACACTTCAAACTATTAAAATTCAAGAACGATTTGATAAAGATCCAGTATCTAGAAAAACAGATATGATTGGAGATGATAAACTTACTACAGATTTTGCAAAAGGTGGGAGAGTAAATTTTAGAGGTGGTGGAATTTGTAAAAAAGGAATTAATAAAAAAGCTTACGGGAGAAATTCATAATGGCTAACAATTATCACACTACTAAAGATGGTAAAAAAGCTAAAAAAGGTCTTTGGTATAATATTGCTATGAAGAAAAAACGTGGTGAAAAAATGAGAAAGAAAGGTGCTAAAGGTGCACCTACAGAAGCTGCAATTAAAAAATCACAAGCGTAATGTTTAGAAGGCAATTTGCATCAGGAAGTAAATCACCAGCATGGCAACGTAAAGAAGGTAAGTCAGAGTCCGGAGGCCTGAACCGAAAAGGCGTTGCATCTTATAGAGCAGCGAATCCGGGATCAAAATTAAAAACAGCAGTAACGACTAAACCATCAAAATTAAAATCAGGATCAAAAGC